CAATTTAGTTTCTAACATTCGGATCTCCCCCAGATCTCTTTGAATTATTTCTAGCTTACATAGGGAGCACACCGACAGACGAATTTTTTTCGTGTCGAAATACTCAAGTTTGTGGCGGCACTTTGGGCACTGGCCTGCGTCCAAACGTGTTTGCCATGTGCCGTCGCCAATGTTAATCTCCGCCATCACTAACCTCCATGCCCCCATAGGCTTCTTTGCCTATGGTTTCTTGGACTTCGCCCCATGTCTCTGCCATCATGTCATGGATAGCAGACATACTCAAATGACTGACAATGTCCATGTGACCTTCCATTTCCGAAGTGAAACTAAAATAAGTTCCACTCCGGTCTGCGACCTCAAGCATTTTGTCCATGAAGTGCTCTTCATTCTCCAACGCCCATTGTTTTACTCTACCCATGTTTTTTGGCCTCCTCTTCAAGAACATAATTAGTCATGTACTCCGACCCCCCTTCAGGCGGGGAAAAGCAGAACATTTCTTGCAGCCTATCGACAGCGTGACGCAGATTCCTTACATCAGACATATAACAATCTGAAGTCTCATCGAACGTTTCGCACATCCACTTCAACTTATTATGCATATCCAAAAGTTCGATACGCATATCCCTTGTTATTCTCTTACCATTAGTCATTACCTTCACCTCTTTCATAAAAAATGTTCGCTACAGGGTAGTAAGTTCCTTGAGCATCCGACTCTGGGATGTCAGCCTCGTCAGCAAAAGCATCCGGTGCTAAACCTTCTACTGCTTTTCTGTTGGCCTCTATCCTTTCCCTTCGCGCATCTCCCTCAACTTTATTTATCGCAGCATAGGGCATATCAGCCCATGTGTTATACTGGTTCTTATTCTTAAATAGTCTACTTCCCATCAGCAAGTTCCTCCTTCTTCTTCCTGATAACCCTGCCCATAGCGTCATGCCGGACAGTTATTTCCACTGGAAGCTTTAACGCCTCCTTTATCTCCTCAAAAGTCGGTACTTTGTTGCTCATCGGGTATCTCCCTTATATCTGTACCATAAACCCAGTGACCATCATCCAAATCCACCACATACCTAGTTCGCAGGATGGAGGACGCCGAACCAAGGTTTGCTTCAAAAACCTCATGCCCATACTTCTCGCCCAACTGGACTTCATCTATCGTGACGATGGATGCCTCGCCGTACTTCGTTGAAACACGATCCCCGATCCTTATTAGCATCGTCCAGTTTGCTCCTCTATCACACTCACAATGTTTCCATAAGAGTCGGACACCCAGTAACCACCGTTGTTATGTGTGCCATTGTCCACGATACATATATCGAGTTCTGTTGTGCCCCACCTTCGCGTTTCTGTGTGTACGCAAAATGTATCTCCAGTCAGGAAAAGCTTTCCATTATCCCGACCCGTTGTTCTACAGACACGGTTCAATTCAAGCATTATCATTGTCAACCTCCTCCATCACTTCATAATGAACAGATATTAATTCTCTTTCGTCACACACTTGATCGTCAGCCATTTCTCGTGCGGCTTCCCAACTGTCTGCCTCAAGATAAAACACATAGGTTTCATCACGAAATATCTTAAACTTTGGCATCTTCGATCTCCCCATGTTCCAGCATCCAGTTTTCTTTCCACTCTTTAAAGTCAGCATTCACTGCCTGCATAGCCTTGGTGTAAAACTCACCGGATATCGACCAGCGTTCAATGCCACCATGCAGGTTCAAACCATTAACCCAGTTGTCCTCGAACTGTGGTGCAGATGCATAGGTTGCCCGATCAGTGCCGTTCAACGTATCCAAATAGTACCGACTGATAAACTGACCTCGCTCCTTGATCCTCTCATCGTGACCCTCATCGCCTGTCTCTGTGTTAGCGACCAGTGAATCCATGTCGTAGAATTCTATCAATGGATTTTCGGGGCTTTCATATGGATTGTAATCACCGCCATAGGTCAGCATATCATTAATGCCATAGCTGTCGTGCCAGTACACCGTCCGAACACACCACTTAACCCCAGACCAATCGTCTGTACCTTTATATAAAAATGCCATTACTTCACCTCCTCAAAAGTTTTAGGCGTTCTATCCCACTGAGGTTCGTTGTCCTCCCACATTTCAGTAAAGACACGCTTGGCTTTTAGCTCATCATAGGTGGCCTTGGTCACTTCGTGACACTCACCAGCCCCATAGGCCATAGTGTCATTCCAGTACATACCTTCACGCAGACCATCAGAGTTATGCTCATCCAGCCCATACCAATCCTTGGCGATCACTTCCATAATCTCATCAGGATTACCGCCAGTTGCGAACAGGATGGATTGCTCGACCTCGAACTCACCATACTGCTCGTCAATATTTCCAATATAATATTTCATTGAATATCCCCTCGCTTCAAAGCATTTGTGATTAACTTGTTGGACAACGCATGGCGGTCATCGACCCTGAGATCATGCGCCTTGTCCTCAAGCAGATAGGCAATCTCATTGGCGAATAAATCATCCAATGTCCCATCCCTAAAACACTTAGCCCAATGCTCTAGGCTGTCCGCGTAAGATTTCAGAACTTCCTCCTTGGCTCCATTGGGGTGCTTTTTCACACCTTTCACGTTGAATAGCGCGTTTATAGAATCGTTCATCACATCATCTCCTTACCATCTAACCAAATCTGGCTAGTCTGTTGGTCATACCGCTCTGGGCAACCGTGTAATTCGCCTACCGACAGATCAAAAAGTTCGTGAGCCTGCGTTTCTGCCGCCTCGACTGACTCAGCGCGAACCTCGATCTGTTTCCAGACCACCGCATTTATTTCCACAAGATAGGTTTTCATTACTCCACCTCCTCAATATCTATCCTGTCTAGCTCGTCATCGACTTCTGTCGATGGGCAATAATTAGGGAGTTGTGTCCACTGTTTTAAAAACAATGTTTTTGCAGCATCAGCGTCTGCCGCCCAGACTTCATCCTCATGCCAAGCAATCCTTCTGGCCTTCACAATAAACTTTTCCATCCTACTGCCCCCTAATCCAACAAAACCATATATGCATGCGGCTCATGCTTCATAAACCAACGACAACCCTTGCGGACTTCCTCGTATAGCTTGTCCTGCATTTTTGGATCACTGGTCTTTTCAGCCATCAAATTAGCACCCATAATAACGTCATAAACTGCAACCGCATCGGCAGGTAAACCCACCTTCTGGCCGGTGAACATGTTTTCACAAACTTCCGGCTCATCGCCCACGATACATTCAAACGGTAATTCTCTACCCAAAAACCCTTGCATTCTTGGTGTGTTTAATGTCGATCCCATTATTTCTTACTCCCTACTTTGATGGGCTTGGCTAACGCTTGTTTCTGCCATGCCCGATTGTTAATCGTGATATGCAAAACCCTAGAACCTAATATCGGCTTGCTTAATCCAACCTTGTAAATTCCTGCTTTCATGTCTTTGCTCCTTGCACCACGAACCACGGTCACTTATAATATGCCTGTTATCTGGGATAGACTCTATCAGATTATCCCATGTAGTCAAAGCATAAAATGCATCTATATAAGGATTTTTTTGGGTTGAAGAATTTATTTTTATTTTTTTTGAAAAAGGCGTAACAAGCGTAACAAGCGTAACAAACACTTATCAAGCTTGAATTATAGCTGTTACACTTGTGACACGGTGTTACACTTTTTAACCAGTATTGCCCCACATGAGAAGGTTTTTGACATTGAAAAACACTGAACCCACAGAAAACATTATAGGGAAGGGTGGTAGACCGGCAGGGCTTACCAACCGACAAAGAGAGTTTGCCAAGTATTATATAGATGGCAGATACAGTAATGCTGAGTGTGCGAGAAAAGCTGGCTATGCTTCCGACAGTGCCAGAAACCATGCAGCTAAACTTCTTGACGGTAAATCTTTTCCAGAAGTGCCAGAGCTTATCAAAGAACTTCGCGAGGAACGAGAGCGAAAGTATGGGGTGACATTGGTCAACCAACTTAAACGCTTCGATGAATTGTCTCACGCTGCTGAAGATGCTGGGCAGTTTTCTGCTGCTATCAACGCTGAGAAGATACGATCCAGCTTGGGCGGTTTGACCATCGATAGGCGAGAGCAAAACCATGTGCATCAGCTTGACAGTATGTCGAGAGAAGACATCGTTGCCAGACTCGCTGCTATACGAAAGCAATACCCAAACGCTTTCCCCGAACCGGAGATGAAGAGGGTTGAAGATGCCAAAGACAGAACGATCACTGTGGACATCATTGAAGCAGAACCTGCCGAAAAAGACGCACTTCGAGAGAATTGAAAACCGATCTGGTGAAGGCATGCCTGACGTATATTTGTGCATGGATGGTGTGCCGGTATGGGTGGAATTAAAAATAGTTAAAAATGGCAAGGTCAATCCATCAAAATCCCAGATAGCGTGGCATTCCTCGCATTCTAGATGTAATGGCGTGAGTTTTTTCTTAGCCCATGATCCGGCGACCGGCGGTGTATATTTGTTTGACGGTGCATCTGCGATTGATTTACTTGGTTCAAAAATGTGCGACCTGCGACCTGCGATCCGTTGGTCTTCGATTAAGCCCGAGGCAGGGATGGCGACCGTGG